AACAGCTTCTTAAAGATTGTAGCTGGATCTAAGTCTGCCAAGCACGACAAAGATCTACTACCTGCTGCTCACCCATCTAGCACTAAGAAGATGGACGATGGCTACTATGTCGATAAAGCAGACAAACCCCTAAACAAACCTTTCCGATTACCAGCGGGTTCTAGTAAGAAGTTTGGTGTGTATGTAAAAGATGGGGATAAGACTAAGAAAGTTACCTTCGGGGACCCTAATATGGAAATTCGTAGGGATGATCCAAAAGCAAGAGCCAATTTCCGCTCTAGGCATTCCTGTGATACAGCAACAGACAAGACTTCCGCTAGGTACTGGTCTTGCAGAATGTGGAGTGGAGCTACCGTGGGAAGTATGACAAAAGATATAGAGGGTAAGATCCTAAAGGCCGACGAAGAACAGCGTATGGTCTATGGTTGGGCCTCAGTAGTAACCGAAAAGGGTGAAGCTGTAGTTGACCGCCAAGGGGATGTTATCGAACCAGACACGCTTGTACGTGCCGTAAACAAGTTTATGGAGCATGTTCGTGTCGGTAAAGAAATGCACAAGGGGGATCAAATTGGGGCGGTTATTCATTCTATGCCAGTCACCAAAGAGATTGGCGAAGCCCTTGGCATCCAGTCTGACCGTGAAGGTTGGGTAGTAGCCTTTAAGGTCTACAACGATGACGTTTGGGAAAAGGTCAAGACTGGTGAATTAGCCGCCTTTAGTATTGGTGGTCGAGCCGTAAAGGAGGATTATGATGCCTAATTTACTAAAACAACTTGAACTTGACGAACTATCTCTGGTTGATCGGCCAGCCAATGCACAGGCTATGGTATCCTTGTTCAAGAGAGACAATTCCGAAGAGGAAACAATGGAAAAAGCATATAAAATGACAGAAGAGCAAGAGAAGAATTTAGATAAACTTCCCCCAGCACTTCGTGATAAAATCCGTGAGAATATGGATAAAGGCATGTCATACGATGACGCCAAGAAGATGGCTGACGAAGACATGGAAAAAGCAGAAGCTGCAACTGTGGAAGAGTTAGAAATTGAAACTCTGAAAGCAGAGAACGAAGATCTGCGTAAAGCTCTTATCGACAATGGCTTTGTAATCAAAGCTGAGTCAATCGAAAAGAAAGCAGAGCCTGAGTACCTAGAGTACGAAGGTGAGCAAGTAAACAAAGCTGACATCCCAGCAGTAATCTTGAAAGCCTTGGAAGAGGCAGAGGTTGCTAAGGCAGACGCAGAGTTGACCAAGAACGCAACAGAAGCCCTACCTCACTTTGATGTAGACGTTGCTAAGTCACTTGTCGCTAAACATGCTGACGATGAAGCTGTAATGAACGTCTTGAAAGCTGCTGACAGTGTGTTCGCAGGTAAGATGGAAGAAGTTGGAAAGTCTGATGCAGACGGAGAGTTTAGCTCTGCTGCTGATGCACTGGACGCAATGGTTAAATCCTATATGGATGAAAACTCAATGAAGAAGTCTGAGTACGCTAGAGCCTACGCTGCTGTCGCAAAGACAGAGAATGGTAAAGCACTCATTACAAAATCCTATAAGGGGGAATAAAAATGGCTGTAATGCAAAGCCGTGATACACGCACTCACGTAGCTGGCGAAGATTTGTCGGCTGCACAATTTAAATTCGTTACGCTTGAAGCAGATGGTCAAATTGACTTGGCTGACTCTGCTGGTGAACGTGCTTTAGGTGTTCTATTGAACAAGCCAACTGCTGGCGCTGCTGCAACTGTGGCAATGACAGGCAAAGTAATGGTCGAAGCAGGTGCATCAGTCACTGCTGGCGATCAACTACAAACAGATGCTGCTGGTGACGCAATCACTGCTGCTTCTGGTGATGTAGTAATGGGCTACGCTCTGGAAGACGCCGTAGACGGTCAAATCTTCGCTATGGAACTTATCCAAGGCGGCAATGTAGTAGCGTAAGCTGCTTAGAAAGGAATAATTAAATGCCTATGTTGACACCAAGTGCGGTCCATATTGACCAGCCACTTACAAACTTGACCATTGCTTATGCTCAAGATCAAAATGCGTTCATCGCTGATAAAGTATTTCCTGTAGTTGGCGTTGAGCGTCAATCAGACAAGTACTACATCTATGACCGTGATAACATGAACCGTACAGGGGACGTTAAAGCCTTAGCTCCTCGTACAGAAGTAAACCGTATCGGCATGTCACTGTCAACCGACAGCTACTTTGCAGACGTATATGGCCTTGGTATGGACTTCGATGAGCAAACACTTGCTAACGAAGATGCAGCCTTGGACATCCGTTCCGCTGGCGCTCAGACATTGACCAACCGTTTGTTGATCCATCGTGAAGAGCAGTTCGCTGACACTTTCTTTAAAGCTGGTGTTTGGGGAACAGACAACACATTGTCAGGCACATCACAGTGGTCAGACTACACTAACTCTACACCAATCCAAGCTGTAACTGTCGCTCGTCGTGCAATGCAACTTGCATCAGGTGGCTTTAAGCCAAACTGCATGGTTGTAGGTAAAGAGGTTCGTGACAAGCTGATTAACCACCCAGACATTCTGGCACGTTTGAACGGTGGCGCAACTGTAACAAACACTGCTTTGATTACAGATGCTAAACTGGCAGAAATCTTTGAAGTAGAGTCATTCTACGTCATGGAAGCTGTATCAAACGGTTCAGCCGAAGGTGTAGCTGAGTCAAACGGCTTTATCGGTGGTAAACATGCTCTGTTGGTACACAAGGCACCTAACGCTGGCTTGATGACGCCAATGGCGGGTGGAACCTTTGCATGGAACAACATTCCATCAGCAAACAACTTGGGTATCACTGTTGAGTCATACTCAGACGATGCATTGAAGCGTATGCAGGTTGCTGAACACATCCAAGTTAAAATGGCCTATGACATGAAAGTCACTGGCGCTGACTTGGGTTACTTGTTCGTAAACGCTGTAGCTTAATGTTACTGGGGTGGGGGCTTAGGTTCCCACCCTACTCATATATAGGATCTGACAATGTATAACTTACCTTTTCAATTTGACCTGCCCGTATTCGTCAAGATGGAATTTAATGCCAATGGTCGAAACTGGTCACGACAAGATCATTTCCCTTGGAAGGAAGTGGGAGTAGCCACAGATAAAGTAATGCAACTTTATAACATGGGCTTTCTATACCACAATGAAGAATTATCTAGTAACATGAAGGTAGGGGATGGGCTAGAGTCACTGGACTCAGATGGCTTAAATGCTTTGGTTGATGAAATTAACCGTAAAGTAAAAGCTAAAACATCTACTGAACAAGCATTTACTAAGAAAAAGTGTAAGAAGTCTAAGATATTAGATAAGCAAAGAGGCTTGATACGGTCTTGGCGTAGAAACTATGGTGAATTAGAGGTATAATACATGGCTTGGTCCTACGATGAACGAAACCTAAATACGACAACAGATATTGGTCGTTTAAATGCTACTAGGTTCCTCATGGGGGACACTAATGAGCTAGATCCGCAAGTACAAGATGAAGAGATTAACTTTGCTCTTGGACAGGCTAACAACAACACATATTTCGCTGGGGCCTTTCTCTGTCGTACTATCGCTGCTAAGTATGCACGTAACGTAGACGTAGAAATCAGTGGTGCTTTAAAAGAGAGTAGCTCACAGCTACAAGCTCATTACCTAGAGTTAGCAGAGGCACTAGAGTATCAAGCACAGAAAACAGGTGGACTACTTGGAGTTAAGGCTGGTGGTATTACTAGAAACACTGTTGATACAGTTAGAGAAGATACAACCCGTGTAAGACCCGCATTCAATAAGGACCAATTTAAGGTTGACGAACAGTACTACGATTACGAATAGGATCTGCAATGAACCCCTACAACTTGTTAAGACTGGTGCAGCGTCATGGTTTGACCCTAGTACTGCGTAAAGTTTCAGACGGTACTTACAACCCAGCGACAGGTTCGCTTGCAGGGGGTAGTGTCACTGAACATGAAATAACTGCATATATGTACGATGCTCTGGTAGGTGTTGAGGGTAACTCTGAGATACGAAGGGGTGTTAAGAAAGTGGCAATCCCTGCGTTGGGGTTGACTGTAGAACCTTTTGACAGTGATGAAATTACGGGACTTGGTGATAAGGTTGTTATAACTAATGTAACAACACACTTTTCTAATGGTATACCTGTACTTTATAGCTGTGAGGTTAGAGAGTAATGAGGGTAACTTTTGAAGTCAACAAGTCAGACTTAAAATCTCAGATTGAGCAAGTTAAGAAAGATGTTGAAAACGAAACTAGGCAACTTTTAGAAAACATAGCTGATGATGCTGTAAGGTTCTCAATACCTTTTGTTGACACTGGTGCGTACATAACTAGCTTTGGTTTTATAGTTGGTGCGGGTAGACCTAGAGGTAAGTCTTCACACAGAAAGCCTAGAAATATAAGTCCTAGTGCCGCTGGCGCAGAGGCTTCTTACAACTTAGCTAGGGATATTAGCAGGGTTGACCTGTACAACACAACATCACTAGATCTTTATAATGGCGCACCTCACGCTTATCTAGTTGAGACAAAGCATAATCACAGGGTCTTTGAGAGGTTGGAGATTAAATATGGCTAACATTGATACAGACATTAGGGCTGCACTTGAAAGCAAGTTAGCTGATATACCTAACGTACCCTCTATAGCTTATGAGAATGTATCGTTTTCACCTACTACGGGACAAAGTTACTTAGAAGTAAAATACATCCCCGTTACACGTAGACCAGCAGTAAGGGGAGATAATCCCCAACAAAGATATGATGGAATACTTGCAATAAACTGTTATGCACCAGAGGGGTCTGGACCTAATGCAGCAGACACACTAGCTAAGAATGTAATGGAAACATTTGAGGCTACAACAAAACTTACTCACAACAGTCAAGATGTGACTATAGAATACGCAGAAAGACAGCAAGGGTTTATAGATAGTCCTTGGTACTTTGTACCTGTAAGTATTCGTTGGTTCGCTTATAACTAATTTAGGAGATAACTATGGCCTTTGCACAGGGTTCACGGTCCAGTCTGTCTTACGCAGTAGAAACAACTTTTGGAACTGCCGTAACGCCGACTTTAAACTTACCTTTTTCGACTCACAGCTTAAACATGTCAAAAGATCGTGTAGCTGGAACTGACATTCAATCTGACCGTATGGCAAGGGTTGACCGTCACGGTAATAAATCTGTTGCTGGTGACATTGTTGCTGACCTTCGTGATGCAACATATGACACTTTCTTAGAATCAGCTATGATGTCTGCGTTTTCTGGTAACACACTAAAGGTTGGTACAGATCCAAAGTTCTTTACTATTGAGGACTACGCAGCAGACATTGACCAAACACGTAGATTTACAGGCTGTACTGTAAACACTTTAGGTGTATCACTTGCACCGAATCAAATGATTACAACTACTTTCGGTATTGTTGGTAAAGACATGGCTTTGATAGACACTGGTGAAGCTGGTGGAGCAGAGCTTGATGCACCAGACCTAGAGCCAAAACCCTTTGATGCTTATACTGGTTCAGTAAGTATTGGTGGATCTGGTTCAGCTATTGTTACAGCTATGGACTTTACAATAACCAACGGGTTCTCACCAACCTTTGTTATCGGTGCGGATACTGCACCAGCATTAGGTTTTGGTAGAGCAGAAGTGGAAGGCAGTATCTCTGTATATTATGAAAATGCAGCTATGCTTGACCGCTTTGTAAACGAAACAGAGACAGCACTTGAAGTGCAAGTAGGTGATGGTACAAACACCATGACATTTACATTCCCACGTTGCAAAATTAACTCTGCTGACGTAGGTGTAGATGGTCCAGAGAGTAGAATTATCCAAGCATCTTTTGTTGCCTTGAGGGATGCTACTGAGGATACTAACTTTAAGATCGCAAGATCAGCGTAATTCCTAGCTAGGAACGGGGGGTGTTGGTGTCGGGTCCGATGCCCCCCACTTTATTTTACCCGACTTAATCCCGAAGGAGACTCGACAATGGATTTAAAAGACTTAACGCCTAAGAGCGATACGTTTGAAGTGGCTCTGGTTCATCCCAATACAAGTGAACCCCTTATGAACCCTGATGATACCCCTATGACTATTACCATGTGGGCACCTCACAGCAAGCCTTACAAGGACGTTCTGCACCAGCAGACTAATAAACGTCTTACACAGGTTTCTGACGGTGGGACTTTTGAGTTAAAATCAGAAGACCTAGAGGAAGGCACACTTCAAACTCTAATCCACACGACTAAGATGTGGAACATTACATTTGATGGTGAGAAACCACCCTGCACGGTTGAGAAATGCGAAGAGGTTTATACAGAGGTTTTCTGGATGAAGACCCAGATTGAACAAGCCTTAAATGACTTCTTAAATTTTTCAATCGCCTAGTCGATCAGCTAGAGGCATTTGCTGAACATAGTTTCAAGCTAATGAGATCCGACAGTAAAGGCGTAACTGAATCGGCACACTTGGAACAGGTTGCCAAACAGACTGGACGTAAGCCAAAAGAGTTAGAAGCACCTAAGTTTCCTTTTCCTATGGCTCATGTCTGGTCTTCCTTCTTTTCCATCAGTGGGGGTAGGCAATTTGGTTACAGTGGCCCACAACCTCTAACATTCACAGAGATAAAAGCGTGGCAAGAGACTACTGACAATACCCTTGACGGTTGGGAAGTAGATGTCATAAAGAAATTAGACCTACTTTACGTGAGGGCAATAAATGGCTAGTTCGATTAAAGTCAGTGTAGACGTTACGGATCTCAAGGTCCTTAACGACTATCTAAACACTACAGAAGATAAGATTGATTTGACCGCTAAGACAGCGAAAAAGTCATTCAGTCAACTTAAAATGGCTATTGACCCTGCATACAGGGCTACTAAGATATTTAAAGAACAAGTACTGATTGCTCAAAAAGCTGTTTCTACTGGTGCTATAACTCAACAAGAGTACTCACAAACCTTTGCTCAGATACAAAAACAAGCTAGTCAAGCTGGGATTACTCTAAATCAGTTTGGTCAAGTAATTAGTGCCAATCAACGCAAGGCAAAACGCTTTGGTGCTGTTGGTATGCAGCAGGTCGGTTATCAGGTACAGGATTTCGCAGTACAGGTACAAGGTGGTACTAGTGCGTTAGTTGCTCTTGGTCAACAGGGTTCACAGTTACTTGGCATATTTGGACCTACTGGTGCTATTGCAGGTATGATACTTGCTATTGGTACTGGTTTAGCTGGTGCGTTCTTTGCTGCTAAAGGTGCGGCTGATTCAGCAACAGCGGCCTCTGTGTCATACGGTGACGCCATGAAGGGCGCTAAAGAAAAAGCCGATGAATTAAAGCTTTCTAACTACATGCTTGCAAACAGCATTGAGAGTGTAGCCAAAGCTCAACTTAAACTTGCCATAATAGAATTACAGAAACAAAAAGAAGAAGACGCCGAAGGTGGCTACGGGGGAGTTGTCCAAAGACGGGGAATAAAATCTACTACAGGCGTCAAGATTGGTGAAACGACATTAAGGAAGTCTGCTGATGAAAAGATAGCAGATCTAAAAGAACAAATCCGCATTCTTGATGACCTGTTCTCTGAAAATGAGGGTCTTAAGTTAGAAGTAAAAACTTCTGAGAACCAAGAAAAAGCAATAGAGTTAGCAAAAGAGTTAAAGCAAGCTAACCTAGATAGAGCTATGACTGCTATTCAATCTTTAAATGCAGATGCGGAAGCCCTGCTTATATTAAAGCAATCCAATGAAGCGGAGAAACTAAGACGTAAACTTAAAGATGAAAACTTAGATCTTACCAAAGGCGCAGCTAAAGAAGCCATAGGTGCTTTAGAGATTGCTCACTCAGCAGAACTATCAGAATTTAGACGTAAGGCTGCTATTAGAGAAAGAGCCGAAGCTGAAAGACAATCTGCTGCTGATGCCCGTGCCGCTAATGCCGCTAGAATTAAGCAAGAAAAAGAACTCAGAGAGCTATACAAAGACCATCAGACATTACTTGATGGTGTAGGTAACAGCTTTGAGGATGCTATGGTGAAGCTGGTAGATGGAACGTCATCTGCTAAGGATGCATTTAGAGCTATGGCCCGTGACATCATTGCTCAACTGTACCGTATTCTTGTCGTGCAACAACTTGTAGGTAGCTACGACTATGCAACTGGCACGGGGTCTGGAATATCTGGCTTCTTAGGTGGCATGTTTAAAGCTAACGGTGGGCCTGTCACTGGGGGACAGCCCTATGTTGTAGGTGAGAGGGGACCAGAACTCTTCGTGCCTAAAGCTAGTGGAGCTATAGTATCTAATGAAGCTATGGGTGCTGGTGGTGTAAATGTAGTACAGAACATCAACATTTCCACTGGGGTACAAGCAACCGTTAGGAATGAAATACGAAGCCTCATGCCACAGATAGCAGACACAGCTAAGACAGCAGTGTTGGACGCTAAGAGGCGT